TAACGGCAGCGAGCGGCAATGGCAAAGGATATTGAAAGATGTATTGGAATATCTTCGAAAAGCTACCCCGTGGGGTATGTAAATCGCTACAGGCTTGATTTTCGGACAACGCGGTCGGGTCGCGTGTAAAAATTCGCGAAAGTTTTAAGGGGAATAGCCCCATAAGTTTTTTCAGGAGGAAATGCACATGGGCAGACGAGGGCCGGCGCCCGGGCAGGGAGGCAGACCGCCAAAACCGCTGGCGGAAAAGATTCTGGATGGAAATCCCGGCAAACGGAAGCTGACCGTTATGGAGTTTCCGAACGCAGTGGAGTTCCAGGGAGCAGAAATGCCGCAGCCGCGCGTGATGCTGTCTGCAGAGCAGAAGGACGGTACGATTTTACAGGCCGGCGAGATATACAAAACCACATGGACCTGGCTGGATGAGCGCGGCTGCGCCTCGTTGGTGTCTCCACAGGTGCTGGAACGGTATTCCATGATGGCGGCAAGGTGGATTCATTGCGAGGAAATAATCACAAAAACAGGGTATCTGGCAAGGCATACGACGACCGGGAACGCAATCCAATCGCCGTATGTGGCTATGAGCCAGAATTACATGTCGCAGACCAACCGGCTCTGGTATGAGATTTACCAGATCGTGAAAGAGAATTGTGCGACCGCGTATTCCGGCGCGACGCCACAGGACGATGTTATGGAACGGTTGCTGAGTGCAAGAACAAAATAGGAGGTTTGGTAATGGCGGCTTATCTGGAAATCAAACCTGGAGATAAGCATGGATGTCTAATGGTGGTGTGCCGCACCGATGATTCGGTGAGAAACAAGGAGCGTTACAAAGTTCGTTGCGATTGTGGACATGAATATCAGGTAGCCAAAGGGTATCTACTAAGCAATCCAGTGAATTGCCGTATGTGCCGTGGTGAAGTATATAGTCGCATTATGGAAGAAAAGCGTAGGCAGATGATAGGCAGTGTAATCAACGGCTTCAGAATACTGGAGAGTTTGGGACGCGATATAGGGGCCTCTCTTTTTCGGGTGGAATGCATCTACTGCGGCAACCAATCTGAGAAAAGTATTGGCAATATGAAGGTGGGTTCACCTGACTGTTGTAATTGCTGTCCACCAAACTATAGGTTTATCGTAAAAGACGGTATTGCTACAGGGTATTTAAAAGATGGCAAGGTCTTTTGTATCGACGAGGAGGACATTCCGCTTGTAAGTGAAATGCATTGGTATGTGAATGGTGGCGGTTACATGTTCCGCCGCGAAGCACGTACACGAAAACCGGAAAGATTACATCGCACCCTTCTTGGGTTGTCTTCGGAAGATGACTGCGTGGTGGATCATATTAATCGCAACAAGCTTGACAACCGAAAATGCAACCTGAGGATCACTACTCAAACATATAATTGTTACAACAGAAGCAAAAGGAAAGATAACAGCACAGGGTATCTTGGTGTTACATATTCTTCAAAAGCCGGTGGATATTTCGCTTCTGCTCAACGAAACGGAGCGGTTGTAAATTTTTTCACCGGAGATGATGTCGTCAAAGCAGCACAAATGTACAATATTGCCGCTATGATACTTTTTGGGGAGTTTGTAGGAGAATTGAATGATGTGCCAAAGCCACCTCCGGGTTTGATAAAGCGGGTGGAAGAACGGTGCAAAACAAAAATGGGAAATCAATTGCTGGCCGCACAAACGTGCGACTATTTTTTTACATCAGATTCGGGGGATGTTGTACATGGATGAAATGCAGAAATTCCTTCGTGCATTGAAGTATCACCGGCTGACGAGTCAGCAGCGAAAAACGCTGCGCGGGCAGGCTCTGGCCGGAAATCTCCCGGCAGCAAAGGTGGGATTGCACAGAATCGTGAAGAGAGGGTATCAGCATGGACATTCAAACGCTGCCGGTGACGAAACTCGCACCGGCGGAATATAACCCGCGTAAGGACCTGAAGCCCGGCGACCCGGAATACGAGAAGCTGAAACGCTCGATTACGGAGTTCGGATATGTGGAACCGGTCATTTGGAACAGAACCACCGGCCACGTTGTTGGCGGTCACCAGCGCCTGAAGGTCCTGATCGATACCGGTGTGAAAGAGGTCGAATGCGTGGTCGTGGAGATGAGCGAAGAAAAAGAAAAAGCGCTCAACGTCGCGCTGAACAAGATCAGCGGCGACTGGGACAAAGAAAAGCTCTCGCTACTTATTGCCGATCTGCAGGGCGCGGATTTCGACGTTTCGCTGACGGGCTTCGATGCTCCGGAACTCGACGCGTTGTTTAAGGATGCACAACGCAATGGTGTTCACGACGATGATTTCGACGTTGACGCCGCGCTGAAAGAACCGGCGATTACGAAGCCCGGTGACCTGTGGCTGCTTGGAAAGCACCGGCTTATCTGCAGCGACAGCACGAAGAAGGATGTATTCGATTTGCTCATGGACGGTCGCCAGGCAAACCTCGTGGTCACCGATCCCCCTTACAATGTGAACTACGAGGGCAGCGCCGGCAAGATCAAGAACGACAATATGACGGACTCCGCATTCTACGATTTCCTGCTGGCCTCGTTTCAGAACATGGAAGCCTGCATGGCGTCCGCTGCGTCGATCTATGTGTTTCATGCGGATACCGAGGGGCTGAACTTTCGCAAGGCGTTCTCGGATGCAGGGTTCTATCTGTCCGGCACGTGTATCTGGAAGAAGCAGTCGCTTGTACTCGGGCGCAGTCCTTACCAGTGGCGGCACGAACCGATCCTCTTCGGTTGGAAGAAAAAGGGCAAGCACGAATGGTATGCCGACCGGAAGCAGACGACGATCTGGGAGTTCGACAAACCAAAGAACAACCCAGATCATCCGACCATGAAGCCGGTCGAGCTGTTGGCATATCCGATTCTGAACTCCAGCATGGCAAACTGCATTGTGTTGGATCCGTTCGGCGGCAGCGGCAGTACCCTGATCGCCTGCGAACAGACGGACCGAATCTGTTTCATGATCGAGCTGGACGAGAGGTTCTGCGACGTGATCGTCAAACGATATATCGAGCAGGTGAACGGTTCCGACGATGTATTTCTTATCCGAAACGGCGAGCGGATTTCTTACAAAGAAATCGCTGGCTTAACCGAGAATTAACTTGCTATATACAGAACGTGGAGTGATATATGTACTACCGAAATTGAAGGAGGTAGACATAGGATGCAGATCAAGTACCATTTGGAAGGCAGCGAGCGCAAGGCTCTTCTAGCCGCAATGCGTGAAATTCTGCAGGACGCGCCCAAGTACATGGGGCCGCCGAGCTTCGCGTTCATCGTCGGGCCGTACACCATCGACCGGCATGGGACGCTGAACTGTCCGGATGATGTGGACACGGCGCAGATCGAAATGCTGATCCACGAACTGGAACACGACGGATTCATCGGCGAGTGCGTCGGCGAACCGGCGCAAAAGCAGGAGCGTACCACGGTTGAAGCGGTGGAGGAACCGGACCGGCTGGCGATCGAGATACCGAAGGGCGGCATGACACCGACCGCCTTGGAAAATCTGCGGCGGCTGATAGTAAGCAAAGCTACACTGCTGAAGAAAGCGCTTGGCACGGACAGCCTGCCGATTACGGAGCATGCGGACAGGATCGAGTTCGGGTGGTTTCGCCCGACCGGCGACCAGACGGAGATGACCGCCTATTATCAGCTCATAGAGAAACTCTGCGAAATGGCGAAAGCGCAAAAGCGCGTAACCGCCACCGAACAGCCGGTGGAGAACGAAAAATACGCGTTTCGTTGCTTCCTACTGCGGCTCGGATTTATCGGAGTGGAGTACAAGGAGCCGCGGAAGATTCTGCTGAAGAATCTTTCCGGCAACGCGGCGTTCAAAGGCACGCCGGAGAAAGAGGACGCAAATGAGTAACGGATTTTTCGCGGCATACGGTGCCGGATTGAACCGCACCGAGATGGCGAAGCGCTGCCCAACGGCGAAGCCGATCGGCTCTGCGGAATTGAAGAATTACAGGTTGGCGTTTCGCGGAGGTCATGCTTGCGCGACTGCAACGATCGAAAAGGAAAAGGGGGCGAACGTCCCCGCGCTGCTTTGGGAAATTATTCCGCAAGACGAGCCGGCGCTCGATCGGTGGTTTGGCGTACCGGGATCGTATCGCAAAGAAACGGTCAAAGTACGTGTAAACGGTACAACTGTGACCGCACTTACCTACGTCATGATTGGAGGAAAACCGCTGAACAAGCCAAGCGCTTTCTACTACAGCACGGTTTTGGAAGGGTACAAGGCGGCGGGGCTCGACACGGAGTTACTCAAGACGGCCGTGAATCGAAACGAGGAGGAACCCGAACATGAGTAAATCGGCATGCGAAGCATATGCCCGGGCGATTACCAAGCTCACAGAGAAAGCGCTCCGGCTGAATGCGTATTTGGAGACGCTAAGCGGCATGGGTGACGGCGCCACGTGGGGCGACGTCGCGGAAGCGAACCGCTTGTGCGAGCAAATGGACCGTTTGCTCGAAGCGACCGAATAAACCGAACCGGGGCGAACACGGAGGCTCACGCGGGCCTCCGTTTGCATAGGGTAAAACTGTGATGCCGATGCGGTGAGCAGGCTCTGCAATAGCGCAGGATTATCAACTATTCTGTAATAAATGACTTGCTATTTTCTTCGACTAGAGTGATAGATACACTACACCAAACGGACGGAGGAACACACCGTGAAAACCACGCAAGAAGCGATTCGCACCCTGCAAAAAACCGGCGAGTACACTTTTTCGGGATTAAGCCGCGAAGAGAGCCGGGCCGCGGCAGCGGAGCTCGCAAAGGCTGCGATGAAAGCCGACAGAGCCATTGGAATTACAAGCCGATATGGAATTGCCAGAGACGCTTTCGGATACTACAGCGCGCGTCAGATTAGCGACTAAGAACAAAGATACGGAGGGCGAGGCTATGTGGATCAGGAGAACGATAGACGATTATGATTTTCGGATCAAGCAATACTGCGCAAAGTCCAAATTCGGGATCGATGAAGGTCGAATTTCGAAACTGGAAATCTGGAAAGACGGCGAACTGTTGTCCCAATACGACAGGGGATGGGTCAAGAAACCACGTAGCGCTAAAGTAAAGGCGGTTTTCGAGGAGATTTTGAGACAACACAACTAACCAAACGTTAGCAATACCAAGATTCGAGCTTCCGAGAGGGAGCTTTTTCTTTTACCAGATAATATGAAAAGAGGCGGTACGCATACGAAAACTAAAAAAGTACGCGCCGACCCGCTTTATGGCGAAAAACTCGGTTTACGATAAAACGCGAGCTGACTTTGCCGTTGATTTCATCGAATGCCTGTCTCATACCAAAGGAACGTGGGCCGGGAAGCCGTTTCTGCTGATCGATTGGCAGGAGCGGATCATCCGCGACTTATTTGGCGTGGTCAAACCGAATGGGTACCGCCAGTTCAATACCGCGTATATCGAAATACCAAAGAAAAATGGAAAACAGCTGGCGTTGGATACACCGGTCCCGACTCCGGACGGATGGAAACAGATGGGCGGCATGCGCGCCGGTGATCGTGTTTTTGACGAGCACGGTAATCCCTGCACGGTGCTTGCGCTCAGTCCAATCGATGATACGGAGCAGGCCTATCGGGTTACCTTTGGCGACGGAAGCTCAATCGTTGCCGGAGCGCGGCATCTTTGGAATGTGCAGGTGATCAATAACGGCCGAAAGGAGAAACTTCTGGAAACGCAGCAAATGTATGAAGCGTTTTCGAAGTACTGTGAACGCCATAAAAGCGATCCGTTTCGCAGCATATACAGGATAGCTGTCGCTGATGGCTTTACGTTACCGGAGGTGATTCTTCCGGTCGATCCATATTTATATGGTTATTGGCTGGGAAACGGATGTGCCACGAAGCCGGAAATTACGATCCGGACCGAGGACGTAGCCGGCGTTCTCAGACGTACAGGATATGAGATTGCTTCGCTCTGGAAGAATGTGGGCGATAGCGTTGTTGTGCGCATTCCGAAACTAAAAGCCGTCCTGTTGAAATCTTTTCGGGAGAAGCATATTCCAAGCGAGTATTTGCGCTCGTCCGAATCGCAGAGGTGGGCATTGCTCCGGGGGCTCATGGATTCCGACGGTTGTATTTCAAACGTGCGAGCGCAAAGCGTCTATGTCAGCACGGTGGAGCAGCTCGCACGGGATGTACGCGAACTGTTATGGAGCCTGGGTATAAAAAACACGATGACATCAGGCCCATCGCTG